ACATTATCCTCAATGGTCACCTCATGGTACGGAAGGATCGGCTTGTCATCCAAGAACGCCTCGGTGCTAGTAAACCGCCGTCCTGTGTACGGAAACTTTGGTAATGGGTTGTCTGTATTCATAGCTAGTCAGACATATCAACAAACTCCATCTTGTCAACAAGGCTCTGCAATTCACGCTGGCGCGAGTTGCCCTCCGGCTTCGTCTCGGTCATCGTAGCCACATTCCCACCCCGCTGGCGCATCAGGAACACCAACATCGACAGCGAATCCAGTTCGTCCGGCGACTTGCTCCTCGTCCGCTTGCAATACTCACCCTTGCTCTCCACCCTCACCAGACCCTTGCCCTTCTGCTTATACCTGCGCGCCGTTGCCTGCCGGATCAGCGTCTCATTCCTAAAGCTAGGACTGATCTTCAGGTACTCAAACTCCAGATACTTTGCCAACCCAAAGATCAACTCGGTCACGACGCCGTTGTACAACTCCGACGCCTTCTGACTATCGTCGCCCAGAATGTGAGTGTCAGTCGCCGCCCATGAGTAATTCACTCCCATTACCTCGCGCCCAAATAACGAACACAACGAGTCGTGAATGCCCGCGCCGTTGCCAGTACGATCCACACACAGCCAGTTGGGACTAATCTTCATCGTCTTCGCAAACTTGATGATCGCCTGCGTCTGCTCCAACGTCGCCTTTTTTGGGAAGGGTATCTGCGAGTCCAGTTGCAATACAACCTTCGGAGCCTTGAACGGGATAAACTGACCGCTCTGCGGTGTCCACCCATCAGACAGCCCAAAACGCCCGAAAGAACACATGACTTGGTCATTACCCTCCAGTGCCAAGTCGAACGCCGCCAGAGCCACCACAGGCCCAGTAAATCGTACCACACCAATGGCGTTGTCCATCATGGCAGGCGTGATGATCCCCATCGCCTGTCCTTCCTCTGGGAACCACCCGCGGGCCATCGTCATCGCCTCCGCAGTCCGGCCTCGCGAGATGTACGACATGAATCCCTGATACGTCTGTAAGCCTGCGTAGACAATCCGTTTCTCGATCACATTCTCACAGCGCGCCGCGTCCAGCCTCAACACATGGTAACCTTCCCGCGACTCCCACTCAAAGTCATCCTCGCAGTCCACCGATCCCCAGCCATCCTTCGGCTCGCATCTCTGCGCGAAGTCACTCGTCCTATCCCGCGGGTTCGACGCACCAAAGATTTTGATGTGACCCTTGTAGCTGTCAGAATCCGCCGTAGACAGGATGTTGTTGATACCTTCCCAAACGCCCACAGGGACTTCCTCGGCCTCGTCCAACACCACATGGGTGCGCGACAGACGCCCCCACTTGTGATGCTCCTTGCCTGACCGCGGTATCGGATGGAATCCACGCAGGGTTCCATGACCGCTCTCGCCCTTGGGGATCGCCACCAGATGGATCCCCTGCTTGCTGTCGTTGGTCACCTGAATGCTCGTCGCCTTCTCCTCCTGATCGGTCACAGGCTTCACCAGCGCAGTCCGATGGAAGGTCTTGATGTTCGCAAAGATGTTCCTCTCCGCGTGTTCCTTCGTCAGAGAGATCACCTTGATGCAGGTGTACTCTGGGTCACGCCACCAGTCCAAATAGAACCATGCCGCCGCGCCGAATGACTTGCCCATAGCTCCGGCTCCCTGAACCATCAACTTGTCACCCGCAAATAGACACCGCCATGTGTCACGAGATGACCGCGGCCTCCAGTCGTACACATCCGGCCCCCATAGGATCGTCGCCGCCGCCTCAAACTGATCGAAGTCCAACAGGTGCTGGACATACTGCCGGACGATATGCTCCGACATCTTGGCGTCTATCTCACTGACAGCCACCGCGTTCCTAGTCGTGTTCATCAGGATGTACTGCGCCGCGTACATCATGCCCATCTCCTCATCCCTGTCGGCCTCCTGCCGGATCTTCAGCGCGTGTCCATGATAGACCTTGATTGAGTGAGGTGGAGTTAGTCGATATCCCGTGTCTTGTTTTTCTTCATTCATGCGTTGAATTAGTTAGGGCATATGATACAAGTTGGCAACTATGAAGAGCCAGTACGACCAGCTACAGATACACACATACACAGAGGCGACCAAGTTAGCCGCCGCGGGCGAGGAGTTCTCACACCTGATCAGCCTGATGAATCCAGACTACGCCTTGCGGATGAGGATCTTCGTCCAGAACCTGCCGGACGCCACCCGCGAGAAGACGATCTACGGGCGCGCAGTCGTGAAGACTCCAGCCAAGACCAGCAAGAAACGCTGATTACTGCTGACCGCTGTTGGTGTCCTTACCAAGCGTGTATTCGGCTCGGAGGACAGGGCATCCGGCGAAACGACCGAATGGGTACACGAAGTTACCAAGGAGGTCGGCGCGCTTGCGAAGCCTCCTGATAGTGTTCTCATGATCAAGGAAAGTAACAAAGGTCTTGCTGACCTTCTTGCATGACCAGATGACCTGTGGCTCGTTAGCAGACTGCGTGTTAGTCGTAGTCGTAGACTTGTTCGTCCCGTACTGGAGAGCGGGAGTCGCATTGGTTGCGTAAAGATTGCCTTCAATAAAATTAGCCATAGTGAGGATCTTTTAACATCCCGCGGATGGCGCGTCAAGCGGGTAATTAAAAGCCTGCTTTCTTCCGGCGTCTGACGGCTTTATTGCCGCGGCGGACTACCTTGCGGGTCTTTTTAGCTATAATACATATAAAGAAAGCAAATCCTATGAGGAAAAGTATCGATGTAACATGGGCTATGATAGGCATATCGGAGGCGGTCATCAGAGTAGATAATCAATAACTACAGATAATAGCACTCATAAATAATGGAATTAGGTCTCCAGCTCATCGATTATCTCTGTAACAGCCTTCAGGGACGGCGGATCCTGATCGATCTCCATATCCTGATACCGCTCAAACTCCGCCTCAATCGTCACTGGCTCGTTATAGGTGCGTACCTCCGGAGGCGCGTTCAGGCGTTTCCACTCCTCCTCTAGCTCCGGCGTCAGATTCGTGTTGCGACCCACCATATTGAACTCCAGCTTCAGGGTAGGCCCAGTGGTCACGATGTGTTGTTCAGGCGCATATTCACCGCCCAGCTTGGCATCGGCCTGTAATGCCGCCAACCTATCGAAGGTAGCCTCGACCTGACCATTAGACTTCTTGGTGATCTTGGTCGGTAGTTCTCCCAAGGCCATGCGCCGGAGTAGATCACGTTTCTCACCGATCTGCATCGCGAACTGGCTGTCGATTACCTCCTTGATTTCGGCAAGGCGGGTCTTCACCTCCGGCCTAGCCGCCCAATGGCAGGCGGTAACAGGAGCCGACTTCTTTTGGACATCGGGGCGGATCTTGAGGAACGCCTCGGTCTGGTTGAGACCCTGCGAGATCAGGCGGCAGAATCGTTCGTGTTCAGGGTTTTTGAGAATCGGCATAGAAGTGGGTGGGAGAATTTCTCTTATGTAACAACATTAATGATTAACGACCTTAACTAATTATCTTACTCTGTAAAGAGATTATATGCTTGACGATTAGTGACAGAAGATGTGTATTTTTGAGCCAGCGCATAGTCTTTTATTTGCATAAGCAAATCCTGAATGCTTTTAGCCGTGTAGTTGATCTGGCTGTTTTCGATCTCATATGTGTTTGCCTTCATTGCGAATTGAGTGCCGTTCTCGCGAGTCCTGACTTCGCCTTTTTTGTATAGGTTGCCGGATAGCATGGCTTGTTCTTTTGGCATCCACCCGCAGATGGTTAGTCGCAGGTTTCTTTTGTTTAGGCTTGTAAAGATGTAGGCATCGCATTCAAGGGATGTCTGTGAGGCGATTAGGTTGTTGATGTAGTCGAGCTTTGGTGTGCAGGTTCGACCCATTGTCTTGATATCGAATAGGATGCCATAGATGGACAGGTCGCTTCCGCCGTCGTGTTGGGTTGATTCCTGCATGAGTTCGCGATCTAGGGTATGGAGGATGGTGTTTTGGCCTATGATGCCCACAAGTTGTTCGGTTTCGGAGCCGTCTGATCCATCGTTGCGGTTGCCTAGTTTGGAGGCGAAGGATAGCTTGATGCTTTCGATGATGACATGGTCTGGTACTGGGATTGTGAATGCCATGCTATTGTTGTTTTGCTTTGATTTCGTTGATGAGGTCGTCGTACTTATCTCCTAGTATCTTGAATGCTAGCTTTGCTTCATCGCGTTCTTTCTTGTTTTGTAGGTTTGATTTATGGAGTGATCTGACTTCCTTGCGGCGCGCTTTTTTCTCTTGAGCGAGGCATTTACGAAGCGACCTGATCATGTCTTTGTAAAATTCAACATCTGAAGCTAATACTTCACAAATTTGTTCGTCGTGATCGGTGATTTCAGGGAAAGGGATGCCTTTCATCTTTTGTGATGAATCGCAGACTTCGCAGAGGCGCGTGTCGCTGTAGATGTCTGTTGGATGATTGCAAAGTACGCACCTTGGTTTTTCAGGTTGATTGTTTTCAGTTGTGAGGATGATTTTGGGTCTCATATATCGTCTGGATCTGGTTCAGGGTGGATTACCATTTCATCTTCATAATTAGGACAGCCTTCTCCATTCGCTCTGGGGTGACCCACATCTCGCGTCCTGATGGGTGCATAGCCCAGAACTGCTTGGTCTTTGTTTTGTTCCAGTCTCCGCGCTTGAGTTTGGGTGCTGGCTTTGTTTTTGTGTTTGTTTTCATAGGGTTACGATGGATGAGAATTCAACGAGTCGGCGGATGATTGCCTCACCGCGGTCTTTTGATAGCATGGAGTTGAGGTCATCGGCGTTGGCGTTGGATGTCCAGATTATAGGTAGTCCGCGCTCTGATCTTTCATCGATCAGGTCGTATAGGAGTTCCTCTGCTGACGCTGGTAGGCGTCCCTTGCCAAGGTCGTCGAGGAGTAACAGCTTACAGGTGTAGGCTTTGCGTAGCCGGACTTCCGCGGTGTGCTTGATCTGGTCGTCGTGATTGAACCTGTCCTGCGCGTGCTGGGTTAACTTGGTGGATTTGAGGAAGCAGATGCTCCGACCCATTTCGTGTTCCCTGTAGAGGATCTCGACGGCGGCGCGTGTCTTTCCCAGTCCTGACTCTCCGATCATGCCAAGTCCCTTTGGGCTGTACTCCCAGCTATCGATTGCACGCGCTAGGTTGGCGTGTAAGCGCGCTTTATCAGTTTCTGCGTACAATCTAGGCACTTCGCTCCAAAACGCATTCCTGCGGCTTTCTAGGACTTCGCGCTGGCGATTGCGCTCCGACTCCTCTACTCGCTTGTCGAGGCAGGTGGGGCAGATGGAGTTACTGAACAGGGTTCGTCCGTTGAAGGTTATGTTTTCGGCATCAAAGATGCTGTTACAATCTATGCAATTCGTTGAAATCGTTTCCATGACTAGAATACTCCTGAATATTTGCTGGGTTTATATGTTTGTGTTGGGTTCTTTACTGAAACGGCAGGGTTGTTAGGCTCAAAGAGTCCCTGCCATCCGTTGCTGATGCTGTTACCGATTGATCTGATCGCCGCCTGATGACCCCATCCTGCCATCTCTTGGAGCTTGGTGGCAATGGATGACGCCTTGAGGGTGGCGAGCTTGCGCTCCTTTCGATAGTTGAGGTACTGCTCCCAATTCCGCTTGAACTCATCCGTATCAAGTTCCGTAGGAAAAACAACAGGAGCTTCAGCGACCTTTTCCTTTTTTATGATAGGCTTATTGGTTCTTGGTTCTTGGTTGGGAACTGATTTCGTTCTGATATCAGATTTCTTCTCTGTAGCGTTCGCCCAGCGCGAGAGGTTTGCGGCTGTTGCGCGTGATGCCTTGGCCTTGTACTTTGCGATCTCCTCATCGGCACGCTTGTTCGTCCAACCATCATCTGATTTCACAAAATATTCAGATAAGATTTCAGATACCATAGCTGACTGATCCCTCATGCCGATTAGGCGTGCTACCTTCTCTGGATCCGCTGGTAGCGGCGACTCGGATAGGTAATACTGGTCGAGCATCCGGCGGTATGCCAGCTCTTCCATCGGGTACAGGTGTGATGTGTGGGCGGAAAAGTCACCCACATGGAATGAGTAGTAGTTCATTTCTTTTTCAGGCGAGCTTCTACTTCGTCAATGATGTTCACGCAATGCTTCATCGCGGCTTGAACTCCGGCTTCATAGGCGATGCGCTGATAATACTCATGGTGATGCTCTCCGGCTGGTACTGGTGTCCTGATGCCTTCGGTCTTATACCAATTGTTGAATGATTCGATGATGTCCATTTTAGTCTACGACTGATGTCTTGATGTTGAATGCGTCTGACAGGTCAGGCTCGTCCGCCATGATCTTGCGAGCGTATGGGGCGCGGAAGTCATTGGATAGCTTGAACTCCTCCTCGCCCTGATCCACCTCGATGAAGTAATTCCATCGAAGGACTTCAAAGAGCATGGCAATGCCCATCTTCCTGTTGTGATTCTGTGCCTTGCGCCGGAAAGCGCGGGCAAGGGAAACTAGGTTGCTATAAACATGAGGGTTGGCCTCATGGAACTTGAGGAAGCGGCTGTAGATGCCAGCCTCGCGTGACTCTGGTACGATTGGAGCGAACTCCAGCTCAATCTGGTTTGATGTCATGTGATGTATTGATGGATTGGGGTTATACCGACATTTGCAGTTGTATTGTCTGCCTCTTGCCTTTGGCAAGATTTTCTTTCGCCCATAACGGACGAAAATTCGTGTAATGATTCAGCTTGATGATTTCATGTTCTGTTTTACCAAGCGATACTGGAACTATGTGGTCAAGATGCCATTCGGATCTATTATCCCATGTCATTCCTTCTTGAAATCTTTGTTCAATGTATGACTTAAACTTTTCAAAAGAGCATCCAAGTATTTCTGCCGTCTTGGATTTCATTGAAAAACCAGACTTCTTAAAAGAAACATACAACAATGCCCTGATCCCTTCTCTTATTTTGTATAAATCATCTTTATGATATTTTTCATACTTATATTTTCTTTTGCGAGTTTTTCCTTTTTCTGAATATCTATATTTTTTGCTTTGAGATTTACATAAGTCAGTCTGCCTGTGTCTTTTGCAAACATCTTTTCTTAATTTAGACCTATTATATAGGTAAACAGATTCTTTATATTTAATATATTGATCTGGAGTTACCCAATGTTGCCCATTTTTGCAACCTTTTTTGTAATCCCAAAAAATTTTCCCATCATCGCGCACATCTCCGCGCTTGTAACGATGCACAACGGCATCTACATTTTGAACAGCTTCAGTCATAGTAAAAGTATGGTTGAGGTAAGAGGCCACTCGGAGCGTCAACTCCCTGTGGCTTCGTTCATTTAATACACTCTATTGGCTCTATAGCAATCTCAATTTTTGGAGTTTCGTCAATAGCGGCAAACCACTTTGATGCGGCAATTTGAACCACAAGCGAGTCATCTTCCCAAAACTCGTTTAGGCAATCCTGTACGCTGAACTTGATTAAGTTGTCCAGATCAGGACGCTTGGTAGCAGGAAGCCTGCCTTGATAAATTTTTTTGCCATTAAGTGAAACAGGACGCTTTAACACAAAGGCAATAGTCAACTTTACAGGATCACAGAATTTTTTATTTGGAATGTGTGGTTGAGCATAAAATCTGATTACAGATTCATAGTCTTTAGCTCGTTTTTCTTTGAAAAAAATTACTCGTCCCCCCATGCACATAGCCCTTTTGCCAGCCCCCTGCATGGAGGCTGGCACTACAGGAACTATGAATGAGACTTTTTCCATCAGTAGTTATTCCAGAGATCGTCTTGGCAGTCGGCACAGCGGTAGCGGTTATTATGCGGATTGGATAAATCCTGTTTCACATAATAGACCATCTCGCCTGCGAGTATGCGGCTTCCCATGATCGGGTCACCGCAGTCGTCGCAGATGTATGTATCGCCGTCCTTGACGTTCTTCTTGGAAACTACTGCGCTCATTTTTAGAACGGGATGTCGTCTTCGCGTTCAGGCGCGGCAGGCTTCTTATAAGACTGCGCGTTCTGCTTGATGAAGCCTTGAGGCTTGTCCTTCGGTGCGCGAGGCTCGCTGATCTGGACGTTGAACTTCTTCACGCCATTCGATGTTTCGCCTTCCCAAAGGCTAATCTCGATCAACTCGCCCTTCCACATTGCCTTGCCCTTGAAGTCAGGGTGCTTTTCTTCCTGCTTGTAGTCGTTGGGGAAAATTGTCCCGCGACCCTCTTTGTGTTCGTATGCCATTTTAGTATGCCCTTTCTGTTTCTTTGTTAGAGCCGGATAACTCCTGCTCGATTTCTTCATCCTCCTTATCTAGGAGAAAGTCTACTGCTAGGTGTAATGCCTTGCACTTGTACCAGTCAGCTTCTTCGCAATCGATGATCTTTGCATCTGCCAATAACTGGAGCTTGGAGTTGAGTTCGATGAGTATCATTTTGAAATGATCATCAAGTTGCTCTGATACATCTGAACCAAGAGCGGTTATGATATTTATTTCTTTCTGTGTCGGTTTGTTTTGCATTGTTTTGTTTATTTTGCACGCACCATGATGGGCGCGCTGGTTTTGGTTGTGAGAACATCCGCGAGGATGGACTCAAGTTCTACTTTCGCTTCCTTTGCCTTCAACCCTGTGGCGACGGCAAATTGTTTCTCCAGCGTTGGGAGTGAAATCTTGGAACAGCACATGATGGCAGATACGGATAGCTTGCCCGCCAGCTTCGCTACAAGTGCCTCCTGATCGTCGATGCTCCGGCTGGTGCGTCCGGCTTGGAGTTTGTATCCGGCGATCTCCTGACCATCCTGAAGGCGTTGCTTGGCCTCGGCACGCAGGGATTCGATGAATGACTCGACTACCGCGGCCTTCTCAAGGAAGTCGGCTATCCGATCGTTGGTAAGTGTTGTAACAATGTCCGCCTTCACCTCTGCCAACTGGGTAGCTACTCCGCCAGCTTCAGGACAGATGGCCTTGGCGCGGCAATAACGGCAGGCGTCCGGCGATGGAGTCCTTGGAGCGTTGGGAACGAGCGCGGCGTTGACGATGGACTGGATCTGCTCGTCGGCTTGGATCAGGTCGTTCTCGTTGTACTCCGCGATGGTGAACTTTGCCGCCATAGGCTGGACGATGGCTACTAGGATCCTCTTGAGCGATGGCAGGTTCTTCTTCACGACTACTGCGTATGCCCTCAACTGGAGGTTCTCCGCCGCCGTGTTTCCTGTACCGACCCTGCCCGTCTTCCAATCGACGACCAGAGCAGTGTCATCTCCGTAGTGGTCGATGCGGTCAATCTGGCCTGACCACTGGTCTCCATACCAGAGCCGCTTTTCGATGGTACTGCTGTCAGGATCTCCAAGGCCAACAGCCTCCCTAATCTCAAGGTACTCTTGATGGCAACGATCAGCGATGTCCATTTCCTCATCGTTAAGCTCCGGCTCTACCTTATCTCCGGCGAGGTATGAGTGGATGCGATTGCCCATGATCGCCGCCGCCCCAGACTCGCTGGGGGGACAGGTGATCTCTAGCTGATACTTGCCAGCGCAGGCGGCGTAGCTAGCCATCGCACTGCCTGACATCTTGTCTTTGCGTTCGTCGGTCATATTATTTCTTGGTAGAGGTGACGATGTCCGCGAACTTCTCGTTGACGCGCTTGGCAACAGCGAGCGGCAGGTCGATCAGGAACTCTGGAACCTCGACGCCCTTGGCTAGCAAGAATGAGCGAACCTGCTCCTCGGAGACCTTGTACGCCTCCATCGTCTTGAACATGATCTCCCACTCGTCCTTGGCGGCTGGGGTGGTAGGCTCTGGTAAAGGCGCAGGCTCTGGCTTCTTGAACGCTGGCTTTGCGATCACCGCTTTGCTAGGTGTGCTGGCGACCTGACCATCGTCATCCTCGTCGCTAGCAATTCCTAAAACAGCGGCGGCGGAGTAACGGCGAGCGTAGCTCAAACAAGATCCAACGCCTTGGGCGGACTGGTCGCGTAGAGGCAAGAGGAGCTTGCTCTCGCGGCTTTCACCGCCAGCGTGGATGATTCGTGTAACGACGCCTGCCATGCCGTCCTCATAGACTGGCTCCTGCGACATTGTCAGCCCATGCTTGGAAAGCACAGGGCGCGTGGCGTCGAGGATGGCGTCAAGGCTGGTGAACTTCGATTTGAAGTGTGGGTTGATCTTGTCTTTTGCAAGATTACGAAGCTCGCCAAGGGCGGCTACTAGGGCGGAGTTTAGGGTTGATGTGGTGTTAGCCATATGTGTGTTTGTTTGGTTTGGTTGGTGATTATCGGTGCTTGAAAGCGTGCTGGACTGGGAGCGCATAGTCAGGGCAACGATCATAGCGATTGCCCTCCATGTAATCGATCAGGTACTGATCGTGCTTTTTGTCGGCGTAAGCGTCAGGGTTCTTGTGACCCATGCAGGCGGCGGATTCATACGCACGCTGTGCGATGTCCAGAGCCTTTGCGCGGATGCTGTGTGGAAGAGCGTCGAAGTCTGCTTTGTTGTATTTGGATGTCATGGGTGTGTGTGTTTGTGACTACAGGGAAGGTTTATATATGCGCTTGGGATTGCGTGTAAAGAATTATTTTAATGCGGCTAAAATGTCTGCGATGGATGATTCTTCAATCTTTGTTTTTTTGATCCATTTAAGAACTTGTTTTTTGGTGTTAAGTTGACCAGTGCGTGTGCAAATAGCCGAATGATGCGCTCTATACCAAGTTGAAGAAGTTAGAGCAAATGGTGTTCCGCAAGGCTTATAGTAAGCAAGTTTGATGGCATGTGTTGTATTCATGTGTGTTGGTGTGTGTTGATTGACTACACGACCAATATTGCACTCATCGCTTGGGTTTCCAAGGAAAATCTTTCAGAAAATGAAAATAGTTTCTACAGCCTCTGTTTATGCGGCTTGGCGGACAGGATGTTTTCTTGGCCTGCCGCCCTTTTTGCCATTTTCAATAGCCGCTTTTGCCTTTTTTTCGGTGGTCGCCTTGCCTCCGATTTTGCCAATTTTGGTAAGATGCTTTACGAGTTTCTTTGTGACTTTCATGAATATTTATAGGTTGTTTTGCCGCCCTTCTTGGCGACGGCTGTACCGCGCATTGGGCCTTTCTTGATCTTATCGATGTTCTCCCTGAACACACGGCGATTTACTGGTCTTTCATAGTCGCCCTTGCCGCCGCCCCATCCGAATTGGTTCTTTGGAATTGCCTCGCTCATCTTGCGCTACGCTTTCCAATGCACGCCCACTTTTTTCTGCTCAAGCGCAGTGGGGAGTTTGGATCATGCGCCGCCGCAGGGTGATCTTTCATTTGTCCTGCACTACGCGCGCAGTATGAGTCGCCCTTCTTCGTGTGAGGAGCAATTGAGTATCCTTTCGCGCCATACCTGATCGTGTTCTTCTTTCCTGTGTCAGGATTTGTAACTACTTTCTTAAATTTCTTTTCGCTCATTTTTTCGTGGATGTTTTTTGTGACTTCTTGATGGCGGCGTTTGTAGGTGCGCCCGCGCTTCCAACCTTACGCATATGTTCGCCGGATCCATTAGCTATGCGCTGTTGCTTCGCATGGATGTTGTACCATAGTCCTTTTTTCATTTGTTATCCTCCATTGGTTTGATCTTCATGCCCTTCGCAAGACCGCCCAGCTTGCTGTGCAAACTCTTTCTGGTCTTGGGATGAATCCGGCTGTTCATCAGTTCGTGATAAGTCTCCGTTTTCAGGATGTGCCGTTGTAGGTGAGGGTTTTTCTTTTCCATATTTTAACCAGATGTACTGAAGCGCGGCTTCTGTGCATTCATTCTCCTGTTTATGTGTTATCATTGTTGCGGCTGGAAAGCGCATGGCGTCGAAGGATGTCCATACGCTGGGGATTCTTTCGCTTCGTGTCTTCTCCGGCAGGTTGTTCGGCATGAGAGCGAGGGAGAACAACCTCTCCGGCTCCGGCAATAGCTTTGGCGGCGCGCTTGAATGAATTGTTGGCTTTCATTTTAACTTTGGTTTGGACTTGTTTGTTTCAGGTGATTTTAACACCTCTCCTGCCGGAGGCATACCCTGTTTTTTACGCAGGGTGTCCTCTACGGGAGGGAACGAATTACTCTGCTGGCGTTTCTGCGGCATCTTCCTGTGCCTTGGCAAGACGCTCTAGGAGTCCTAAAGCAATAGTTCCGCGGACAGCGAGTTGCTGAATTCCGGCGATCAGGTCTACGATAATTTCGTGTTCAGAAATTCCGCTGATGTCGATGGCGGCTACAAGTTCCTGAATGTTCTTGGGTTCAGCCTTGGCTGGCGCATCAGGAGCGACTCCAGTAGCTCCAGTGGCGGCGATCTCCTCTGGGGAGATTGTGGGTGTTGTATCTTCAGACATGGTGGTTTTGGTTGGTTAATATCGATTGTGAATCCAGATGATATACCCGCTGAATATCAGAACGGCAATCATCATGACGGCATCAGGCCAAGTGCTACTGCTCATGGCATCTTGGGTTTTTTTGCTTTCATTACCTTGGGTTTCTTGATCTTTGGAACCTTCGGCATTGAAATGTCATTCGTGAGCGTAGGCGTCTTTTTTGGGCCGACTCGCTTGATCATCGATGACTTGGGTTGCCTGATCGAATCTAAACCGACTCTGATTTCAGGTGAGGCCATCTTGATTGTTGCGCTCGATGATTTGGGTTCCGCGCTGGCATTTAATGCCGCGGGCTTTGCCGGAGATTTCGGCGGGTTCATCTTCATGGGATTTTTAGGGTTATTATGCCACATAGTTTTTTATTTTCGGGTTGTGTAAAAACGCTCCTGAAGCATGGCATCGGCAAACGCATACGCGTTTTCGGCTACCACATCAGGGTCGGATGCAAGTTTTTCGTTGACCAATCCTATTGAGGCACATCCAGCGAAAAAGTCTCTCATGCTCATGCCGGAGTTGCTTCTGACTGGTGGGTTGAGTTCGTCTCCTTGATAAGGATGGACGGGAAAGGCGGGATGATTTGTCGGTTCTTTTGCCATAAATTAAGTTTTTGGATTTTTTCTTTCAGCGGCATTTTTACCGCAGGCCGCAATTTAGGTTGTAAAAGACCTTTCTTGTCAAGACTATCCAACATGACCCAAATGTATGGGATCAGAGGAGAATATACTTGTTCCTGCCTGTATGTTATGTATGAATGCATTTGGTTATACTACTCGTCGATTGATGTATAATTGTTTTTTTCCTCTTCTTTCGCCTGATCCTCGCGGATGTCGAGGATGATGCGCTTCAGTTCTAATGCTGTTTGCGATTCCTTCCCAAAGAAGGTTCGGTAGTAGCAGTAGCGTTCGTAGATGAACGCGAGCAATTGCTCACGCATATCGTCTTTGCCTGCTTTGTATGGGTGTGTATCCATTTGGTTGGGTTTAGACGCTTCGGTATCAGTGTCAAGCATATATTTATGATGTGAAGTGAATTGCGTCGAGTCGGCTAAAGAACAACGGCTCCTTTTTAGGCGCAATTTCTGAACGCTTCTGACCAATGATTGCCTGATGCAGGATCTCGCGTGCGCGTGGAACGCTAATGCGGATCTCGTCGAGGCCGTGACGCTCTGCCAGTTTGATCTGACAGGCTAGTAGTCCTTCAAGTGAGGATAGTTCGTGTGTGTTCATTTGTTTGTGTAGTAGATGTGGAGTGCGATGAATGCTAGCGAGAATGGGATTAGGATATTGATCATGCCTTGGAAAAACCAAAGGATGTCTTGTCCGATCATTTCAGGTGTCATTTGAGGGTTAGTTTGATCAGGTCAGCAATCTCCTTGGTTTTTCCAAGGCTATTGAGGCGCAGGATGGTTTCCATATCGTGAATCAAAAACAGGATGTCTGTTTTTAACTGCTCGTTCTCTTTGCGGACTTCGTCGCAGGTCTGTTCGATGATCGCGACTTGTTGGTGTTCGGTGTATGTCATGGGTGTGGGTTAGTAGGTGACTCCAATCTGGCGAATCTCGCGCAGAGAACTGATGGTATTGCGAAGCTCCTTACGCACCCAGATGCGATGTTTAAGACAGGAGTCATTGCGTTTTTTCCAGTGTTTCCTGATAGAGAAAATTAAGGCAACGGCGCAGGTGATGTAGGTTGTGTAGGTCATATGTGTGTGTGGGTTTGGTGGTGGTTATTTGGCTAGCAGATTGAAGTCTGTCCAATAGTTGAGGAGGTTGATGAATGACTGGAAGTTGATTCTGGAGCCTGCTTGATTGCGGCGGCGATCCGACTCGGTTTCTACCCAGACTTCTTCAACTAATGATCCGTTATGGATCACGATGATTTTGTCGTTGTTGATGCGGTTTGTGTATGTGGTCTCTTTCATGTGTGTGTGTTGTGTGTGTGTTGTGTGTGGCTGACAATTAAGAAAGTAGTGCCTACGCTTGGGTTTTGCAATAAATATTTTTAATTATTTTTTGCCCTAGCTTTGATGACTTTTTTGGCGCAGGTGGAGCAGGTAGGAAGGCCGTTCTGATCTTCCAGAGATGTGTCATGGCACAGGTAGTTTCCAGAGATTTTGCAAGCGTACTTGCCGTCGATTACCGCATGGGTAAGGAAAGAAATATCCTCACCAGCGACGATTCGCTTGTAGTAAAGAGGATGTTCGGTTATGTTTCCGCCTGCTGGGTATATTTGGATTCGATTCATAGGATCATTATGGACTATCGCTTGGGTTTTGCAACAACAAAATAAAAAAAAGTGAAAATAATTTTATGACCCCTCTGCGGCCTGCATTTTAGCCAGCACCTTGGCAGTGGTAGCCGCGAAAGCGTCGATGTCTTCTTCCATGATCATGGGAAATGCGGCGTGCGCGCATTCATGGATAGTAGCCTCCTCCAGCGAGACTACGCGACCCTTGACTGCTCGGTGGATCACAATCCGCTTGGAATGGTAACGACAGATTCCATCGTTGACCCTGCCTTCTGTCATGCCAGTCATCCCAAACCCTATCTGCCAT